TGCTGCTGCGCGAAGGCGCCCTGCTGCGCGTTGAGCAACTGCTGCTGATACTGCTGCTGCAGCGTGCCCGCCTGATTCAGCGCATTGCTCTGGCCCAGCATCATGTTCTGCAGCGAGGTCAGCGACTGCGGCAGGTTCTGCGCCGCCCCGAGGCCCTGCTGGAGGTTGGAGTTCATGATATCCGCGCCGAGCTTCTGGTTGGCCCCGTAGCCACCCTGCAGCAGGTTGGCCAACGCGGTATTGGAGGCGAGGCCCTGCTGTCCCGCCTGCAGCGCCACATCGCGGCTGATGCCGGTGGCCTGGTTCCATTGGTTGTTCAGCAGGTCACCCAGATACTTCTCGGACCCCAGCGCCGCCTGACTCTGCGCAATGCCCTCTTGGACGCCCTGCCGGCTGCCACCGAACGCACCCGCCTGATTCGCCCCGGCGCCGATCGTGTTGAGGTTGCTGCGCAGCTGCTGCTGCATCAGCTGGTTCGCCGGGTCGACGACCGACTGGGTGTAGGGGCTCATCAACTGCTGCGCGCCAGCCGCGACACCCTGAGCCGTCGCCGGGCCCTGGCTCGTGTAGTTCCCCAGCAAGCCCTGCGACGGCCCGTAGACCTGCTGCTGGAAACCTTGCTGCAGCGCGTCGGTGTTGGCCTGGATGCCGCCAGCGGTGAGCGGCGAGACCTGCCCGGCGAGGTTAGCCTGAGCATTGATGCCTGTTGATGCTGCGCCAGTCCCCAGGCCCTGCATGGCAGCCACTTGGTTGTACGCCTGCTGCTGCGCCGGATCGATACCGGCAACGGTCTGGCCGCCGTACGGAACATATCCTTGGTTGCTCAGATCGGTGGCGCGTTGCACCGCTCCCGCACTGGCCTGTTCCAGCCATGGCGGGATGTAGGCGTTTGAGTTCATTGTGGACGTAGTATTTTGTCCGCCGCCGCCGCCACTGCTCATGGCGTTAATTCCTTCTGAAACTTTATGCCGCGCGGTATCCACCCGGCGCCGAGTGGCATCGTCCTGGTAACATGCAGCCACCCCATGCGCCCGGTGGCTGTCGCTGTGCTGCAACCCTCACTGACTGCCCAGGCATTGATATCAGGCTGCAGCTCAGCACTTTCCTTCAGCGTGCCAGCGACGATCCAATAGTTGCAGACGCGTCGGCGCGGGAACGCAAGAACCTCGGTAACCACGACAGTGTCGCCGTGGGTCCAGCATACCGCTTTGTGCTGGCCGATCCGATCCAGCACATCGGCGACGTTGTGGGTGTTGCCGGCGTAGGCCAACGCCCGCTCAAACCGCCTGACCTTCTCTTCGGTGGTCATGGGGCCGCCTCTGTGACAATCGTCCCGGCATCGGTGATCGACACGCGCCACGACGTGCCGTCAGGCGAGATCAGCCCGACGAAATGGTACGCAGGACCCGCCAATCCGGCATTGGCCTTGCGATTGATTTCGGCGGCAATGATAGCCAGCCGCTCATCGATGCTGCCGGCAGTCGGTGCCTGGAACGGCGCGGGTGGACGGCTGACCGGGCGAACTGTCATCGCTACCTCCTCCCGCCCTTCCTGATACTGAGCCGGGGCCGGCCAATGGCAAACGGCTCGTCGGCGAGCGCCTCGACGCGCATGCGGATATGCCTGCCCGAGAATCGCACGTCCATCAGCCCACCATGCGTCTCGGTGTATAGCCCGGTGTCGTGCTCCTCGCTCTGCGGCTGCTCCCTGGTCAGGAAGCGGTACCCGAGGCCGCTGGGCGCCGCCGCGTCGAGGACCAGCTGGCGCACGTGGAACCGCGCATCACCCTCAGCCAGAACGATGTTGCCGCTTTCAGCATAGACCGATCCGACCGATGCACGCGGCGTGTTGTCATCGAGCCAGCCGTATTCGTGCAAATACAGGCACGCCCCGCTCGCCGCCGGCCCTGCCAGGATGGGGTTGTCCATCGTTCCGGTCCCGTCTGCCGCCGTGCGTTCCCTTACCCCGATCGTCCAGGGCCGGTTTGCGTCGGCATAGTTCACCGCGATGTAGCGGTTGCACTCGTTCGAGCCCTCATCCGGCCAATCCCACCACAGTTCAGAAAACGCCGGGTTGGGACTGCCAAACACGCGCCCCACCATCTGCCGGTTCACGAGGCTGAAGAACCAATCATCAACATCGCACTTCATGGGCTGCACACTCCCGGCATAAGCCCAGAATGTTTGCAGTCCAGGCCACGCAACATTGCTGCCGATCCGCACCACAGCGCGCGGCGAGATCGGTCCGCAGCCCGAGGCGATCTCGACAATGCCGTAAGCGTACGGCGGTCCCACGTAGGTCATCTTGTGCAGGTCGTTGCCGGTGAACAGCAGGATGCTGTCGGCGATCTTGATAGCGGTCATGGCGTAGGACTGCGTCGCGAGCAGTTTGTCGCCCGCCATGTTGACCGCGGTTGGCGCCCAGACCGCGTAGTCCTCCTGATCGGACCAGGCGATCATGCGCGGGTCACCGCCGGCCCCGTAGAGCACCACGTGCCGCTGGTCGGTGACGATTACGCCCCGGTTCGACGCTGGCGCCGCTGTGACGATCGTCGGCAGCACCGTGGGGGTGTTGGGGTCCCACTCGAACAGGTGGCCGTCCTGGGTTGGCACGATCAGCAGACGCTCGCCGAACGTATCCATGCTCCACCGGTCGCCCATCGTGGCCGAGATGTCCTGGACGCCGATGTCGTCGGGGTCGCGCGCGGTGCCGTAGGTCTCCTCGCCGTAGTCGCCCATGCCGTAGCCGATCAACGCACCGGGCGGATCGAGCGGCCCGACGCTTGTCGGGGTGATGTCGTGCAGCGTGTCAGTGTCGAACCTGTAGGCGTAAAGCCCGGTGTCAGTGCCGAACGCGGCCCAGCGTATCCGCGCGTTGTCGTGCCACGTGATCAGGTCCCGCACCGGAGCGGACACGCCCGTGCCTGGGATTGCCACGTTGCCGCCGATCGGCTGGATCTGCCCACCGCGGAACCGGATGTTATTTGTATCCCACCATCTATTCGGCGTTGCCTCGGGGGTGGCGTTGCGCACCACGCCCGGCGGCGGCGCCTGGGTGAGGCGGGGCACTAGTGGGTGCCTCGCATCGGTGCCGACATCAGCCGGCGCACCAGCGGCACTGCAGCGGTCGCTGCGGCTGGCGCTGCCTGTGCCCCGGCATAGATGATCTTCGACACGACCATCACCGGCTGCACCATGTCGAACGCCGTCCCGCTACCGCCGGACCACGCATAGTGCCCGTGGCCGCCATCGGCGTAGATGGCGTGCGCGTGGTCGCCGACGCCGTAGACGTTATGCGCGTGGTTGCCGTCGCCGACAATGACGTGGGCGTGGGGGCCAGAGTTGTATGTCTGGATGTTGTGCGTATGCACGCCCTGCGCGTCGGTGGGATACCAACTGCTGCCAAACACATCCGACAGCACGCCCAATCCACCAGCAGCCGCGCCCGTGCCGAGATTTGGCAGCCATGTATTGTGCGCGTGCGCGCCGTCGCCGCTCGTATAGCCGGTATGAAAATGGTCGCCCCCATTGGCCGTGCTGCCAGCATGCGAGTGAGTGCCCTGTGCATCGGTGGTATGGGCATGCGAGCCAGCCCCGACCGTAGCGCCGCCATGACTGTGGGCCGCGACGGTGTCGGTGTAGATCGTGTAGTTTGGCACGTTGGCTTGCAGCAGCGTGTAGGAAACCCTGCCGACGCGTTGGGCGAAACTGTAGGTCCGCACTGTGCCGTTGGCATCGGTGACACTGCCAGCGCCGACCGATGCGCGGCCCGAGGCGGGCGGCAGGTTAAACGTAGTGGAACCGTCGCCGCTGCCCCAGTAGCCGCCCAATACCGCGAACAGCGCCGAGTATGTCGTGCGGCTAATGGCGCGCCCGTCGCACGCGAGCCAGCCCGGTGGCGGCGTCGGGCCAGCGAAGTCGATAATTGCCCCGACCGGCATCGCCATCTGCACGAACTCGTCCAACGTGGAAAAGTTCTCGTTGAGCAACGTTCCCCAGGTGTCACGATTCGCGCCGACTGTGGGTAGGTTCAGCTCTAGGTTGGGGGTCGTCGGCATCTCATGTGTCCGCTGTGTCGTCGTTGGTTTTGACGTAGTTGCCATCCTTCGCGACGGGCAGGCGGAATCGAAAGCCGTTGGGGCCGAGGCCAGTCCAGCCATACTTGGTCCCGACGCGGCGCCGCCAATCGCGGTGATCGCCATAACCTGGCGCTGGTGCGGCGCGCGGCAGCACTTGGATGCCGCCGAGCTTGTTGTCCGCGACGTAGACCGTGCCGCCGTCGCACGCCCGCCAATCCGGGTTACCGGTGGATGATGCGCGGATGGTGCCTGCGAGAACTGTCATTGTGCGTCCCCCTTCATGTCAGTAACCCGCCCCACCACTCGCCGGCCTTGTAGCAATACAGCTGCGCCGTCTTGCCCGGCGGCAGGGGGATGCCGGTGGCGGATGCAATGCCGTTGATGGTGTGCGGCGCGGTGCCGTAGATCTGCACCAGCAGCGCACTGGCGTTGGTCACCACCTGCCAGTAGCCGACGACGGCCGGCGGCAACTTCACGCCGTTCCCGGTATTGCCGTTGACCGCCACCCAGGCGATCTGCGGGATGATCTGCACCGCTGCCGCTTGCCCGCCAGGCAGCGCAGTGATGCCGCCGGTAGTCGCGATGAGGTATGGCGTGTCCCAGACCGTGTGCGGCTTGCTGGTATCCCCCGGCATCAGGTGAATGAAGTCATTTGTCGAGCCGCTCGGCTCGATCACCCGGATGGGGTTGTTATCAACCGGACTCAATACCTGAAACGGACTACCGACGTTCGTGATGTTATGCGCCGTGATGGTCACCGGGCCGGTCGCGCTGTAGTTCAAGGTCGAATACGAATTGCCGGACACCGCGAACCTGCCGGTGAATAGCCCGGTGATCCTGATGGTGTTGGCCGAGTTGCCGATGAAGCAGCCGCCGGACATGGCGTCGATCTCTACGATGGACCCGCCATACCAGTTGTTGCCGATGACCACCGCGCCGATGCCGGTCAGCTTGAAGCTGGCCGGGGTGACGGGGCCGAACTCGCAGCCGATGACCTTCAGGCCGTTCGACTTAGAACCTGGGTCCAGCCAGAACGTCTCGCCAGAGGAAAGCGGCTGGAACGTGCAGCCCTGGAACAGGATGCTTTGAGCAAGGGTGCAACTCGGATCGATGTAGCAGAATGCGGTTTTGGCGCCGCCGGAATAGCAGCCGATGAACTTGAACGGCCCCTGATAGGCGACCTTGATGAACTGCACGCTGTAGAAGTATCGACCGTTGGCGTTGAACTGGCACCGCAGGAATGTGACGGTGTTGGTGCCGCCAGCCGTGGCGTTGTTGTCGCCATCGATGGTGACGATCGCCGTGCTGTCCTCTAAGGTTCCCGAACCGTTGACGCCGAAACGCATGTCGTAACACGTCGTCTCGGGGGCGTTCACCAGATACAGGTAATGCTCGTAGCACTGCCATATCATGCAGTGATCGAATGACCCTGTGATGAATACATACTGCCCGCTGATCGGCGTTGCTTGCGGTGCGCCGCACCTGATGCCAATACCGTGGTTCCAGCTGAACACCCGCGAGTAGTATTGGTTGCCGCCGATGCACTGCAGCCCGACCGTGCCAGCGGCAGGCGTTCCGTTGCGGGTGACCTGAACATTGGTCAAGCCGCCATTCGGGTTGCTGGCAGACCACACCAGAACCACGGGCGACAGGTAAGATGGGCCGATGATGGCGCAGGTGGGCA